GACGCGGCCAAACCAGGCAGTGCCGAGCGAGGGAAGACACTCGATAAAATCTACCGGCTGATCGCCGCTGAGGACAAGCAGGATGGCTCGCTCGACAAACTTGACCGACGCCAACTCGAAGCCCTCGTCGTCAGCATCGGCACCAAAGCCGGGATGCTGCCCAAGCCGAACGACACGCTGTCTCTCGATCACCCCGAAACCGTCAACGCGATCGCCCGTTCCAAAGGCGACGCACTATGATTGACGACATCGAATTCAGTGACATCGATCTTTCGACACACCTCGACACCGCCAACGAGATGCAGTCGGGCAGCGAAGCCAACGACTACGTGATCGACGAGTATCACCTGCACAAGATGCACTCCGCAGCGTCGGAGATCCAGCGCCGGGACATGGAGGCGATGCGGATCTATCGCCCCTCCAAAATCCAAGAGCAGTACCACGCATCCACTGCCAAGGAGACCGTGTTCGTTGCCGGGAACCAAATCGGCAAATCCATTGCCGGATACTCGGAAGACGGACGAGCTGCCGGTGGATGCGACCCGTACGGCAAGTACCCCGAGAAAGATGGCATCCTGGCCATCGTGGTCTACAAGGAATCGCAGATCAGGCTGAACACCTATCGGTATCTCCTCAAGCCCGGTGCGTTCGACATCATCCAAGACGAAGAGACCGGCATCTGGAAACCCTATTATCCCTGGGTTCCCTCCGATGTTGCTCGCGCCGATCAACGGCGGCCCGCCCCACCGATCCTTCCACCGCGAATGATTAAGAGAATCCACTGGAAGTCCAAGATGGGCAACGTCCTGTCTCGGATCGACATGGAGAACGGTTGGGAGATTCACGTCTTCTCGTCGACCGCGAAACCAGATGCCGGGTTCCAAGCCGACCTCGTTCATATCGATGAAGACATCGCCAACGAAGAATGGTACGTCGAGATGATCGCCCGTCTCTCGATCCGCAAGGGACTCCTGCGATGGACCGCCCTACCGCTGTTCGATAACGACGCGCTGCCTCGTATCGTCGAACGGGCCGACGACGAAGCGGAGAAGCACGCACGCGGCGGACCTGTGCCTACCACGACGGTCGTTCGCGGAACCATTTTCGATAACCCGTACCTGACCGACGATACCCGCGAAGAAAACATCAAGCGATGGAAGGACGCGGGCGACGATGTCTACCGGCAACGTGCCCTCGGAGAACTCATCACCGACACGGTTCGGATGTACCCGACGTTCACGCCGGAAATCCATGCCGTCCAACGTTACGGCGAATCGCATCCTGAGTTGTTCGGCGAGTACCTTCGCACCCGTCGAATCCCCGACGATTGGTGTCTGAGATTGTTTGTTGACCCTGGGTTCTCCACCTGTGCCGCGTTGCTGTTCGCGACCCTGCGACCCGAGGGCGGCGACGACTCCGAACCAATGATTCACGTTGCTGTGCGTGAAATCTATCGCCAGCAATGTGACGCCTCGATCTTTGCCCAACTCGCCTCGCAAACCGTTGGCGATCGATGGTTGCAAGCGATGGTCATCGACGCCCACGGTGGTCGACTCACCGGCATCCGGCGATGGTCGGCGTCCACAAGAGATCTACGAAAGCGAACTAGGCCGAACGAAACGTCGTGTGCGTGGAGACCGGCTCTCGCTTCCGTGCTGGCTGCGACGACATCGTCTACCGGGAAACCGCACTGCGACAACGGTTGATCGTCTCGCCAGTCACCGGGCTACCGGAGTTTATGTACGACGAGGAGATGTGCCCGAACCTTGAAAAAGAAATGGTGCGGTTCCGAAAGCTGAGAACCCGTGGCGTCATCACCGATAAAGGCAACCGCAAAGCATTTACGCACGCTGTCGAGTGTTTCTGTGACCAAACCGAAGTCCTTACTGAAAGTGGCTGGAAGCGTTTTGCAGACGCCAGTATCAGCGACCGTTTAGCGACCGTGAACTTGGATACCGATACGCTTGAGTTTCAGCATCCATCTCGAATTGTTGAAAGACCTCACAACGGACCGATGGTTCATGTTCACGCACAGAAGCTCAATGCGATGGTCACTCCTAATCATCGGATGGTTTACTACTCCGACACCGCAAGGCGAAAAAAGACAGGTCCATCTATCTGTTTCGCGGGCGACCTGTCTCCAAGCTATGCGTTAAAGCTGGCGGCAAAAAACTGGAACGCAGTTTCACCAAAGACATTCGTGCTGCCTGCGGTAGAACTGGATTCGCGACCAGGTAAGCCTGCCGAATTAAACAGACTCGACTTCGCCCGGTTCATGGGATGGTACATCGCCGAAGGCTCTGCGGACAAAACAGTGCGTTGCCCTGGAAAGGGCTATCGCGTGTGCATTGCACAGAGAAAAGAACACGGCATCAACGCGATTCGCGAAATGCTTTCAAAGCTACCGTTTCATTTCGTTGTATCGGGCGACTGCTTCGTGATCTCCAACAAGCAACTGTGGTCGTACCTTCGCCAGTTCGGAGACTGCTACACCAAGTTCGTTCCAGACTGGGTGCGACACGGAAGCAGAGAAGTCATCGAGTCGTTTATGGAAGGCGCTATGGCTGGCGATGGGTGGGTACAAAAGAACGCTCGACGATACGGAACCTCCAGCCCCCGCCTCGCCGACGACATCCAAGAACTATTCCTCAAACTCGGTTGTTCTGCATCTGTCACTGTTCGGTCGGCAGAGACGGCCGTGTCAAGGATGGTGAGAGGAAAGCCCTGCAAATCTACCTGTGATTTCTTCACGGTAATCGAGAGGCTTGTTCCGAGCGTCCGCCTTAGTGACGCACACGACAAGCCGAATTTCAGCACAACGAACTACACCGGAAAGGTGTTCTGCGCAACCGTCCCCAATGGGACTCTTGTTGTAAGACGCAACGGCCAACCGCTCGTCGCTGGCAATTGCTATGAGTACGCAGCCGCCGACGAACTCAAGTACCACGCACCTCCCGCCCGTCGAACCCGCGAAACCCCCGGCGAACGTCGTGTTCGGATGTGGCGGGAACGCCAAGCGAAGCGACGAAAACAAATGGGTGGCGCTCTCGGCGTCATCCATGGCGGCATCGACCTGTCTGCTCCCATGCCCACTTAACCCTCTTCCTCGATTGGAAAACCATGCCAAAGCCCGCGATCAACCCAACCGCCACCGACACCACCGATACGCCGTGGAAAATGCCACAGCCCCACCGTGGGCAAACGGTCATCTTCCATCGCCTCGGACTCAAGAACGAAGTCACTGACGTGCTCGCCATCGTGCTCGCCGTCAGCCCGGTCAACGTCGAAATGTCGATCAACGGAATCGTTTACGAATCCATTCGGCACTGCGACGACCCTCGCGCAAAGGGACGGCCGGAACTGCGAGACCCTGGAACCTGGGACTTCAGTGACCACGAGAAGGAACTCTGGGATCGCATCGCCAAGCTGGAAGAACAGATGGCGGAACTCCTGAAGTAGACACCACCACCCCCTACGCCTGTACCACGCAACCATGACCGACTTCGATCCCATCACCGCCGACGGCAATAACTCGAAACGACGATTCGCCCCATTGGTGGAGCGTTGGAAGGGGGCCATCAAGGCTGCCACAGAGCCCACGTAAAAAGGAATTCGATTGCGTGGCCGATGAGGCACGTCGGTTCTTCGACGGCAAAGCGTCGGACTTTTGGGAGGGCATGGCCAAGCAGGCGTCCGAATCCACGGACCAAGGATTCCTGGCGGGATCGTCGCTCGTTCCTCAGTTCAAGATCTCACTCAACCGGATGTTCGATGCGGTCGCCATGTTCGGCCCCGCACTGTACCACCAAAACCCAACGATCGCGGTCACGTCGCGGCCGTCCACTGGCGTCTCGATCGACACGTTCTACGCGGGCAACCCGCAAGCGACTCAGATCCTCGATCTTATCCCGGCATTGCAGTCGGGACAGATCCAAGACCCTAACGTCGGATTCATGGTCACGCAGCTCCAGCAGCAGTACGACAATGCCATTCGAGCGAACCAACGACGCATCGACATCAACAACGATCACGCGATCTTGATGCAGTCGCTCTCCAATTACTACCAAAACGAAGGGCACAAGCAGGATGAAGCACGCCTCGCGATCACCGAGGCCATCGTCACCGGGCTCGGACTGCTCGAACCCATCCTTGAGTCTTCACCCGCTGGCGGACCACGTATCCCCGCTTGTCGCTTCATCTCCAACAAAGACTTCATCATCGATCCCGATGCGTGCTACTGGCGTGACGTGACCTGGATCGCTGTCCGTCGCGCCAGCCCGCGAAACGTCGTCGAACAGAAATTCAATTTGCCACCGGGTTCACTCAAGGGAAAGCACGCCTCCAACACGGCACTGACCGGCGAAAACCCACGGCAAAAGAAACGCCACGGCAACGGCAAGGTCGTCAACCGATCGCACGAAATCGTGGAATACTACGATCTCTTTTCCAAGAACGGCGCAGGCCAGAACCTCCAAATCCTCGAAAACCAAAAGGGACTCTCGCCAGAACTGGAACTGCTCGGTGACTTCGTCTACTTGGCGATCTGCCCGGGCTGCCATTACCCGCTGAATTTTCCTGACGAACTGCCACTCGTCGCACCTCCCGAGATGGTGATCGGGGAAGACGGTCTTCCAATGATGCCGGAGATGTCGGCGCCTCCCGAACCCAACCCGGCGGCACTCGAAGCGACCGCTTGGCCCGCTCCGTTCTGGGATGACGTTCACACCGATGGCGGTTGGCCTATCTGTCGACTGACGTTCTACGAGAACCCGGGCAAGACCTGGCCCCTGTCCATGGCCGCGCCGTGCATCGGCGAAATGAAGTTCATCAACTGGTGCATGTCGTTCCTCGCCGATGGGGTCGCTGCCGGATCCAAGATCTACGTCGCCTGCCAGAAGTCCGCTGCGGAGAACCTCAAGTCCCAATTGGTCGGTGGCGGCGGACCCTTCACGACGATCGAACTGGAAGCAATCACCGGCAAGAACATCAACGAGATCATCTCGTTCTTGACCGCTCCCACGTTCAACGTCGACATCTGGAACATGATCGCCCAAGTCAACGACCAGATCGACAAGCGACTCGGACTCAACGAGCTGATGTACGGGTCGTCGTCACGACAAATGCGATCGGCCGCCGAGGCCCAGTACCGTCAATCCAATATCAACATCCGTCCCGACGACATGGCGTCCCGCGTGGAGGATTGGTTGTCCATCACTGCGGTTCGTGAGATTCAACTACTGCGATGGGACGGAACGTACGAAGATGTCCAACCGATCATCGGGGACATCGGAGCCCGCGTCTTCGCCGAACAGATTCAAACCCGCAGCGTCTCCGATGTGACACGAGAGTTTCACTTCCGAGTCGAAGCCGGCACGGCACGCAAGCCGAACAAAGACACCCGAATCGCACAACTCAACGAACTCTCGCAATACCTCCTGCCGACCGCCCAACAAGCGATGTCCATGGGACTGCCGGGGCCGTTCAATGCGTTCATGGAAGACCTCGGTCGTGCGATGGACATTGATCCAACACGCTACATGATCGACGCGGAAGACCAAGCCATGATGCAAGCCCAGGCGATGCAGCAGGCCACCATGAACCAGCAAGCGATGCAAGCCAACGAGGCAAACGCTCCAGCGGAGGCGGCATGAGAAAGCGGACGCAACGAATTCACGATGGTCGTGTCGAGCTAACAATCAGCCGACATGCCATCGATCGGTTCCGCTTTCGGGTTGCCAAGATTCGGCCAGATCTCATTCCCGCCGAAGTCGCCAGGATGATGCGGGACGTGACGCCCATCCACCGAAACAGCCACGACGACAACAAAATCTACCTGTCTCACAAAGAATGTGTCTTCGTCATTGCCCGTCGATCCGGTGTGCTCGTCACCGTTCTCCCGCCCGATGGTGAAAGCACCTCGCGATTCTCCAAGTCCTACAAGGACCAACGTTCTGAACGACGCACTCGAAAGCTGCGTTCATTCGCTCCCCATCAACGCCCCCGACAGGAATGATCCACCTTGACTATCAAGCAGACCATCGACGCCTTCGACGCCGCATGTGACAAGCACGGCATCTCGCTGACGCAACGTGAATCCATGCTGCAAGAATCACTCGACAAGAATGTGACCGGTCGGATGCTCGACATGGTTCTCAATGGCGAGTCGCCGCGAATGGCACTAATGCTCGCGATGCAGCAACCACCCGGCACCAAGGGAACCGATTCCGTGTTCAATGCTGCCGAAAATCGACGCGTCGGCCAACAGTACAGTGACGAATACATGAGCAAGATCACCGCGATCGCCAAGCGGGCAGGCGTCGACACCACCGGCAAAACCTACAACGGGCAACTCGGAAAGTATCACGACCCGCACGCCTGGGTATCAGGACTCGGCGACGTTCGCGCCGCAGCCAAGGCCAAGGGCTACCGAATCGAGGGCGCGGTCAACGTCGATCACCTCGATGAGAACGCACCGCCCAAGCCTGCCCCGAAATTGTCCGAGAGATTGATTCGCGAGCAAACCGAAAACGTGGTGGCTCAGAACCCAGGGATCGCCGCTAAGGTTGCACAGTCACCCAGGGCGGCGAAGACCCTGCGAGAGCAGATCATCGACCGGCACGGCTCCAAGCGAACCTGATCGCTTACCAAACTGAACGAATTTATACGAACTTGCGACACTTCGGAGTTCTTGTTCTTCCCAGAGCCAGATGGGTTCTTATCTTCGAGTGGTCTGACTCACGGTGCCTATTCCTGTTTTCACGGCGACCCCATGCCCCACCCACCACTCGGCCTGACTGCTCGCGCAACGATCGACCGTGTAATCGACGGCGATACGGTAGTCTTATCGCATCCGTGGCCGATGACGCTCCGGCTGAAGGATTGCTGGGCACCCGAGCTGCGTGGCGAGCAATCGGAAGCTGGGGTTGAATCCCGCGATGCTTTGGTTGACATGCTCGACCCGCCTTGTGAAGTCGTGGTGCATATCCCGACTGGCGAGGCTCGCTCATTGTCGGATGTGATTTCTTTCGGTCGGCCCGTGGCAAATATCTGGCGGCTGGGAATCGATGCGACTTTGAGCGACGAGTTGATCAACCTCGGATTTGCGACAGCGGAGAAGGAATCTTGATCCAACTCCCTTGGCAAATCATTGCCGCGTCCATTGCGTTGTTCGGCCTGCATTTAATCATCGGCTACCTCCGCCGGACCAACTGCGACGAGCGGATCGAAGTTGCCAAGCGGCAACAGCACCGCGATTCGATAAGCATCTATCGCGAAGCCTATCTGGCGGGATGGGTCCACGGGGACCAGGACTCAACCAAACTCACAGAGGAGATCGACCGTGCGTGATTTTATCCTGATTGTCTTGCTTTTTTTGCCGGTGCCTGTATTTGCGCAACCGCAGACGTCATTGGGTCGCATCTCGCAATCCAACATTGGCCGGCAGACCGACGCATCAATCGGGCTAGTCCGGCTGAAGTCGGACCAACCGATCCCGGCGGCAGTGAGAGAGGCGGCGAAGTCAGTCTGCCGCGTGAATATCCGTGGCCGTGACGGCGGCGGTTACGCAGGATCGGGAACGTACATTGGCGAACGAACGATCGTCACAGCTCGGCATGTTGTCGCCGAAGGCGTTTTGACCACGACCACTGTTGACTTCGCGGGTCAGGTTTTCTCCGGTCGCGGATTCCTGGCGAACAAGACGGCCGATCAGTATTTGATTCAGATTGCCGAGACGCCCGACGTTCGGCCGATCGAGCTTGCCAGCCGACAGCCCGAACCGGGTGAAGTCGTCTTCGTCATGGGATTCGGCCACAACAAGTTTGACATTTGGTCGGCTCGTCTCACGTCCTACGGCTCAGCGGTTAGCCAACAAGACTCAGGGTTTTACACAGGCCGACGAAGCCGATCGGGCGACAGTGGCGGGGCGGTACTCAACGCGGCTGGCGAATACGTAGGCACGATTTGGGGCGGAGGCAAGAACGACGCTGTTGCGGTCACGTACACACAGACTCGATCGTTTTTTCAGCGGTCAGGATTGCTCGGTCGATTGTTCGGCAGACGTGGCACGCCGGTGACCGAGGAGCAAACGATCACCGCAGGATGTTTCGGTGGCCAATGCACGCCACGCCCAAGACAACCATCACCGCAGCCATCGCCGCAGCCATCAACGAACGATCAAGGCTACGTGCCTGGGCCTGACTACTTTGGACAGCCGCCATCTAATCCGCCGGTGGACGCGCCGGCACCTTCTCTTGATGTCGACGGACTGGTCGACGCGATCGCGGATCGAATCGGCACTCCGAAGTGTGAGTGTGATTGTGAATCAAAGCCGGGGGCACCTGGGCCGGTTGGCCCCAAGGGCGATGCCGGGCCACGCGGGCCGCCCGGTGATTCGGCAAGCATCACGCAAGAGCAACTCGAACAAATCGCGGTCATGGTTCTTAGGCAGATGCCGAAGCCATCTCCGCAACGAGTCATGCTCGTCAATGGTGCAACCGGCAAAGTACTCGACGACGAAACATACCAAGATGGCGAACCGATCGTGATCGATTTCCAAAGGGTCATCAATGCCGCAACCAAATGAACTCCGCCGCTTTGCTGGTTGCCACAACCGCGAGGTCGATTGCCGATCAGATCGAAGCGTGCAAAACCCCGACAATTATTGCACTTAGTCACCGCGCTGAAAGGTGAATAAGTGCCAGCCGAGCAATTGCCAGAAAGCCCCGTCATTGGCGATGGGGTTGTAACGTTACCTCCAATCGAAAGAGAAATTGCAATGGACATTTCCCCAGGCTTCGGAACCTTGCTGATGAATGAATCGGCGGGCAACGTGCAAAACACCAACCTCAGCGGCCGAAACATCGCGAACATCGCAATGGGTTCGCTTCAAGCCGGTGTGGCCCGGACTCATAACGAAATGGGCACGGAAGAAAGTCGTGCGATCAGTGGTGTGATGGCCACGCCGATTGCCCCGCCTTCGATGCAAGCCGCTGGCGCTTAAGTGAGTGAGTTTGACGACGCCGCACAGGCGATCATCAAAGCAAACCAACAAGCTCGTGAGGGTTTCCATGCGAAATCCTTGCAGCTTGTTTCTTCCATTCTTGCAGACACGGAGAAAGAACTTGACGACTTCAACGCCGGACTGGAAGAAGAGATTCGAGACATTTTTGCACGGTCGGGGGAAGATCCAACAGCTAGCGGAACTGACGGCAGTGGAGTCGATGCAAGCGACAGCGGAGGAGCAACGCAAGAATCAGGAAGCGGAATCTAGCAAAGTAAGAAAACAGCTTTGGGATTGGGATGAGTCCGTGAAAGACGATGACGAAATGAGGCAAACAATCTTGGGCGATACCAACACGACATACCCCGCGCCGATCATCATGCAATCGCCGCCTCAGCAGGAAAAGCAATCACTGTTGCCCGCCGTAGCGATGGCCGCAGTCGCCGGTCTCGGCGGATACCTACTCGCGAATCACGATGACTCGCCGACACCAACGCCGCCCCCAGTGGCCCCGGTCAACTACACGGACGAAACAATCTCAGTCGGCCTTGGTCGCATTGAGGACTACCTCAAGAGCGATCCCAGATGACAGTTTCAGAAGTAATCGAAAAGGCTTTTCAATTACGGACTACCGACAGTTTTGTTAATCGGACTTGTATTCGGGATCGTGAAAGCAGTCGCATGGCTGGGGCCGAATTTCCTGACGCCGATCAAAGATCAGATCGTTATCCACCTTTCTAAGTTGGACTCGGCGATTGACTCAATGATGTTACTGATTCGTGGCCAAACGGACGCACTCGAGAAACAAAACCACGTTCTGCACCGGGTCGAAACGAGCATCGAGGAAGCAGGCAACGACGCTCACAGCAACACCGAAGTGCTCAACAGGATCGATCGCAACGTACAAGACATCAAGCGAAACGCGACACGATTTTTTGAAGAATCACATACTGACTTTGAGCGGCATCACGACGACGAAGATTGAACCCGCACCAGCCTCCTTAGCCCACTACGCATCCAAAACCGCCTACTCCGACTTTTCTAATGTCTGGCACATCCCTCGATCTATCGCAAATTCGCACCGACGCTCTCACGAGCGCCGCGACGTTTCGGACGTTGATCGGTGTGTACTCGACTGCGGACGTCGATGGGCTGATCGCTGCGATTACAGCGTTGACAAGCGAGGACATTGACACCCTTGCTGAAATCAACGCGATCATTGGAGATGCCGATGTTGCGTCAGTGTCTTATGTCGATGGACTGGCAGCGAACTACGCCACAGCGGCACAGGGGGCACTTGCTGACACCGCGTTGCAATCCGCCGACATCACAAGCGGTGCGATCACGCCCGGAACCGGCGACATCGATTTTGACAACCTGGGCGGGGGCGGTGCCGAATCACCGTTGACGTTGACGGCATCTACGTCAACTGAAGTCCCGTTGACGCTTGAAGGGCACTCTAACAGCTATACGGGTAATCACCCGCTGTTGCGGTTTAAGTATGGCGATGCAAGTACGTTGTACTCACAAATTGCTGATGGCTCGGGTTCTCTGCGGATCGGTTCCGGCACCGACGACGACGTCTTGAATATATGGTACGGAGGGTCCTCGCCGAACAGAGTAACAATCGGACGAGCCGGTCCGGATGGGGCGAGTAGACCAAAACTGACCGTCTACGGCTCAGGAATTTCTGGCACAACCTATGTCTTTGTCGCTGCAAATGGGTACTCAGCCTATTGCTTCACCATCGCAGATGACGGGGCAACGTTAATTGATGCCCGCCAAGCGTCGACCGTGCCGTTGACAATTAAGCTAGCCGCGAGTGCAACCGGGAACGCAATGGAACTAAATAGCGTATCTGGTAGCGGAGGTGAGCTAGCCAAGATCACCGCCGCCGGTGCAGCAGAGTTTTCGTCGCTCAATCTATCTAACGTGCCAACTTCCGATCCAGCCGTGGCCGGGGCGATCTGGAACGACAGCGGCACTCTCAAAATATCAGCAGGTTAAATAATGGCAGACTCAGTAAGAATCCAAATCATCCGAGACGACGTCGTCGTAGACGACTCATCGGCGGTCCTCGGATCAATGCAAGACGGGACCAAAGTGCTTGACGCAATGGTCGCCGCGTTTGCGGACCAGTACGGTATCCACGAAGTCCCCGGTGAAACGGAGGAAGACGATCCCGTTCCAGTTAGCCTTTACCGAAACTTTTCGTTTCGCATCCGCGAGTTTGCTACCACGATTGTCAAGGCCTACGTCAGCAAGACCGCAGCAAACCAAGCAAAGGTCGCTGCCGGTGCCCAGTTCGACGACGCTCTATCAGCAGTAACAATCATAGAGAACTGATATGGCAACTCAAACGCTCGAATTCGACGCACCATCCGGCCTGACGCTCAGTTGCAAGCTGTTTGCGATTGGCTCGGATACTGTCGTTGCCACAGCATCGGCAACTGAAAAGACCAACGATCTGAATCGGTACAGTGTGGCTTATACCGACTTGGCCGCTGGTGCTTATCGGCTCAATGCGTTTGTTGGTGTGGTCGGTGGGTTTGCGAATGAGTTGTTTGATACCCTGGCCGCGACGGGTACTTATTATCCGCGATCTGAGACTGCACCGCTCGACGCAGCCGGAACACGCACAGCGATCGGTCTGGCGGCAGCAAACCTTGATACGCAATTGGCCGACATACCAACCGTCTCGGAGTTTGATGCAAGGACATTGGCATCGGCTGATTACTTTGTGGTCGGTGACTACACCGCACCCGACAACGCAAGTATTACTGCGATCCTTGCCTCCACTGACGAACTACAAACGAATCAAGGCAACTGGTTGACTGCTACGGGTTTCAGTACGCACTCAGCCGCCGATGTGGTCACCGCACTCGGCACCGGCTCGACGCTGACCGATTGTGCAACTGCTGACGTTTCGGGACTCGCTACCGCCGCATCAATTGCAGGACTCAATGACTTTGACCCCGCAGTCGATATAGTCGCCCGTGTCACGTTGACCGATACCACGACCGCCAATACGGACATGCGAGGCACAGACAGTGCGTTGCTTGCAGCAAACTACACTGCACCGGACAACGATAGCATCACAGAAATCCTACTCGACACCGGCACCACGATTCCAGGCACGATCACTACCGCACAGGGCACGCTGACGAAACTCGAAACGGCACTCGAAGCTGACGGATCAAGTGGCTGGCAGTACACGACGCTGGCTCTGGAAAACGGTCCTGCCGATGGCGGCGGCGGTGGTGATGCGACACTCGCGAAGCAAGAGGAAATCCTAACCGCAGTAGGCAATGTGGCGAATGTGTCTCTTACCGGACCCAATGTCGTCAACGTCAACGTCACCAACATTGCGGACGATGCGGCTATCGAGAATGCCACGGTTCGCGTCTTCAAGGCCGGTTCGTCTGAATCGAAAACGACCGACAGCGAAGGAGACATCGAACCATTTGCACTCGCTTCTGCGACTTGGACACTGGCAATCGACGCCGAGAACTTCGGGAGCTACGTTGATACCGCGTTCGTGGTGGGCGGTGACATCTCCGAGGAAGTGCAACTCACCGTCAGTTCAATCTCTCCACCGTCCGCTGCCGATAAGTCCAACGTCGGACTTCGTGTCATCACGCAGTTTGGCGTGCCTGTGAAGTTCCAGAACGTTCGCGTGGAAATCTTCGAGAACGAATTCGCCGCGTCGAGCTACGTCGTCAATGCGGACGTTCCTTTGGCGACCGATGCAAGCGGGAACGTGCAGTTTGAGGTACTCAAGTCAACCGAGTTCACCGACGGAGCGGGCGTGTACCAAGTCACCGTCGGCACCGGACGAGACGCCAAGACGTTTAAGTTCGCGGCACCCTCGACGCCAACCTATCAACTCACGCAGAAGATCTAGGATATGAAAACGCTCTACGATCTATTCTCGCACGTCCTTGATACCGAGGACGCTCACGACGACCATGTGAATCGTCGCCGTGCGTTGCGTGCTGCCGTCTGGGGATCGGAACAGACACAAAGCAGGCACCAGTGGGCGAACTACACCGTGACCACCGTGGCGAGACTCAACGCACCACTTACCGTGTTGGCAACTGTCTCGGCTACCGGCCTCGTTACACTCGATGCGGCTGAGGACGCACTGCCGGCGTGGGTGCAAGACGCCAGTGTCCAATACAGTGACCACACCTTTGTTATCAGTCGACGAGTGTCCGATACGACGCTTCAGCTCGACGGGTGGGGTCTCGGTGCGATCGCCACCAACACCAGCATCCGAATTGTTGACGACCGATACGTTTTGCCCGATACGGTTCGCGAAATCTTCGAGGTGCGTGACGAAGACTCCGATATTGAACTTTACAGTGTCGGGCCAGAGCGATTTCGGCTGATGCAGCACACGCAAAACGGAACACCTAGCGATCCGATCGCGGTCACCGAGGTGCGCACGACGGGACCACTGGGCCAGCAAACCGAACTGCGATTCGTACCCGCGCCGTCAAGTCAAACGGACATCGCCGTCTCCTATGTGCGTCGACCGCGCATCGCAAGTGCCCTCCACTCCTGCGGGAGCACGGCGATTGCAGGATCCACGGTGACGGTTTCCAGTTCGCTACCGTACGACCTGCTGTCTCCCGACGGTTTAATGCTTGTCGTCTCGACCACCGCAAGCGAGCCGGAACCGTCCTTTGGCTTTGGTGTTGATGAGCACGCTTCCCAGATCGGCGTGGTGCATCGTGTCAAGAGTCTCACCAGTCGCACAGAACTGGAACTCTTTGAGAGCGTCACGGCGGTCACCGGCAAAGCGGCAATCCTGACGCACGAACTCGACTTTCCCGAGGTTGCCTACAACGCGGCACAGCGATACGCCGAGGCCGAGTTTCGACGTGTCGGTCGTGGGGATGTGGGTGAGTATTGGCAAACGATCCAAATGGCAGATCGAGAATTGCGACTGGCCATGGAACAGGAATCCAAATTCACCCGACAACCGAGCGTCCCTCACTCGCGACCGGCGACCTACAATTACCCTGAGAATGTTTCGCCGGGGGTCTCCTGATGCCGGCCAACACTCTGCCCACGTACGACGACTGGACGATCGCCAAGAAGCATCGCGAGATCATCCTCGAGTTGCTGCCATCTGGAATGAGGGCGCCGATCCTGCAACGATCGATCCCTGGATTAATCAACGGACGGTTCACCAAAGACTTCAAGGCGGGCACGTACCTGATGCCACTGAAAAGCCAAATCGAGGATACGTTTTCCGATCGCCACGATGTCGCCCGCAGTACCATGCTCGTCGTCGCCGAGGGAGAAACCAGCATCCAATCCAACAGAACCCCGAACTCGATGGTCTTCATGGAACGAATCAGGAATCGTTTCGCTAGCCGACGGATCATGAACATCGTCGGTGAACTTTACTCGACGCACACCTCTCCCGAATACGACGTGGACGATACAATGTCGCGTCGACTCGAGATTATCCCCATTGTCCTAACCACAACCATCCGCGAGATTCGCTAAACAACCGACCACCCCAGGCGACCCTTTGAGATCGCCCAATCACACAATGCTTCATCACGCCCGCAAGGCGTCGTGGACAACGTACTTACGGGGATGGCAGTCATGGCATGTAATTTTTGCGGCAGTTTTGGGATCAACACGAAGTTCGGTTTCGCTCCCAGCGGCGCTAACGTGGACGCGACGCTCGTGGCGGCCACCACTCGTGAAGAAATCCTCGTCGAGAACCTGAACTACAGCGATAGTGTGGTCGGTGGACGCGGCATCACCGGATGGATGGACGCTTCCTCGCTGAAACTACGCAACGGCCAAAGGCTTGTCTCCGGTGGGTTGATTATGGAAATCGGCCCGAACCAGATCGCACCCTGGCTCAGCGCCCTCGTTGGCAACAGCGCGGCGGCGGTTGCGAACGTGTCAACGACCAAGGAGAAGTGGGACGCGATTCCGTTCGACCTCTCGGTTGAACGCGACAACGTCGATCACGGCTACCGCTACTGCGTTGTCAACCGCGCCGTCATTCGAGGGCGATCAAACCCAAGAGACCAACAAGGCCAAATCGTCCAGATGGCATTGAGTTTCCTGGGCGTCGAAGAGGAAGACATTACGTTCCCCGGCGCGTTGGCATTGCCGAGCGACGCGCAGTACCCATGGCTCCTCGGTGACGCGAGCCTAGATTACGGTGGTGAAACCTGCTCGCTGATCTCGTTCGACATCACAATCGAAAACATGCTCAAGCCTCTGTTCCGCAACCGACTGACCCCTGGTTGCTTTCGATCGCTCGGCCGAAAAATCACGATGGACTTTGCCGTTCCCTACGGGGCCGATTCGTACGCGGGATACATCGACGACAACTCGGCGGACGCGGCAGCCGCACTCACGTTCGCGTCGACCAACCTGCCCGCTGCCGTCTCGGATTACTCAACGATCTTCACGTTCCCCCAGACGCGTCGGATTGCCCACAACTACACGACCGCGAGCAAGGACGAAATTCCGTTGCAAATGAAACTCCAGGCTTACATCAAGGGGTCTTCGCCAGCAATGACGATTGCGAACGTGATCTCGGCCGCGTAATCCATGGCATTCCAGCGGCGAAACGATGCCCCCGCCGATCAACGGCGGGAGGACGCAACCAAGTTCATGCAGGAGCTTACGGGCATTCCTGCGCGATCCATCGGTTCGCAGATTTCCCCCATGCCTGCGGTTCCGCAGCCATCGAGCCCGCTTGCCTCGGTCGGACAGCCACCTACCGAGAATTCGCTGGAGGCTATCCCCGCAGCCGCAGCCGTGTCAACGATCGACGTGTTCGCGGGTATGGAAGATCCCGGCGATCCACCGATCACCGCATTCGATGAGTCGCCTCCTGACACAAACGAAACTGCGATAGAGCAGGTCGAATTGACGCTGGAGGACTCGGTCGCTACGGAAGCGGAGACCGCACCTGAGCCTTTGCCTGACTCTTCGATCGACACAGAGCCAGCGTCCGAACCCGCGATTGAGCAATTGCCCGAAACTGAGACGGCTCCCGAAGCGGAGATCCCGCCCGTTCCAGTCGCAGAGATGCAGCCGATGGTTGCGCCTGACGTGTCACATTCCGATAGGTCGCCCGATTTCGTGACGCCGGACCCTGTCGAGCCACAGCAACTTGATTCGCCGGATGAACCGATCGTGTCAGCGGAACCACCGACCGCCGACATTCCATCGACGCCACAGTCCAACCAAGGCGACGACCTGCCGTTCTGGGCTCGCTATTCCGCACCCGTTGACGTGGAGGTTATTCAGGCCGGCGGCAATCCAATGATGGCCCGGCGATCGGACTTGACGCACGAACAGAAGATGGAAATCGCCGAGCGAAATACATCCGAACGGCAACAACTCCGCGAGGAACGCCAGGAGCGATACGATCAGCGACAACCCGAACGAGACAGCCCGCCGTCGAACGCAACGAACGATAGCACCGAAACGATCCAAGCACCCCTGTTGTTCTCCGATCCGCCTGCGAGTGATTCAGCACCAACGGAACCGACGCAACAGAGCGAGCCTGACAACGATCCGCCTGAGCAGGCACCGCAATCGTCTCAGACCGACGAGGTGGCCGCTGATAGTGATACCGCATCGCCACCGAACATTGCTGCCAATGTGCCGCTCACTGCTGAGAATTTTGAACTGATTCGCCAGATGGTGATGGAAGCCACGGGGCGACCACAGTCAGGGCAGCGGACGATCCCGGTCTCGCCCCAACCGTCCACGCTCAACCCGCAGGTCGCCAATGCAAGTCCAGTTGCATTCGATCCCGAACCCACGTCGCAGATCGACACATCGCAAGACGCTCAGTACACCGAGCCCTTGGCGATGGCAAATGATTTCATCGACCGACACAATGAAGTCATCCGAATGATTATCGACGCCTTGTCCCGACTGACCGCTGGCTACACAGTCCATCGAGCGCGACTCTCAACGATCCTCGATCGACTTGACTCCGAATCGCAATCGAACGAATACGGTGAAGGAGACTCGACATGGATGGGGTAACGTTCTACCACGGCGACTTCACGCATCGACCTTGCGAGGTGTACCCGAAACGGTTCAGTGTCCAAAACCTTCGTGGTGCCAATGGTATCACCTGGGCCAAGAAGTACACGCTGGAGATTGGTGGTGATCTCGTCGGTGCCGATGGAACCGAACTCGATGCGAACGAGGTGGTGGCCCGCATCGCCCTCCTCGACGCGGCCTACGCGGACGAGTACCAAAACTGCGGGTTCACCATGCAGGACGGCGCGACTACCGTTCACACGTTACTGACAAACGACGCCGCGAACCTAACTGGCAACCGCATCGTCTACCGTTCATGGGAGCACCTTCACCCAGGCGAGCTTGCCAACACCCGGTCTTTTGCTGTTCGCTTTGAAGCCCTGTTTCGACACGACAACGGCCCCGTGTTTCAATACACCGAGCGAACGCGCAAGTTTGGAACCGGCGGGCCAATGTGGAAATTGTACGAAGCCGCCAACGGAACAATCCAAAAAGTATTCGTCACCCCCAAAACCAAGGTGGTTCACATCACTGCGGGCGAACTGGTCAGTGGCGTCCCGTTGCCGCCAACCGACCCGCTCTGGCCCCTGGAAGAACAAGGGTGGCGGCGAGAGATTGAGATCGGAACGCCGGTCGACCATGGTCATCCGACCGGCAAGTTCACGCACTACCGTACCCGCTGGCAATACCACTTTGAGAGACTGGGTCCAAGCGCTCTGACCTCGACACCGAGGTACGCGTAATGCTCTCGATCAATCTCGCTGGGTTCCCTCCGGTTGTTCGCGCCCGCGTACGCGGCAGTTGCAATAGCACTCCCGGGCGTGCGACGGTTGAATGCGTTGTCGGAAACGGCACCGCCCCGCCATGGCCTGACATGACGACGCTCACGATGTCTGACGGATCAACGTCGCTCTCCTGGGGTGACATGCGGGTCGTCAAATCGCCTCGCGTTCGTGGCGGTGTGATGAGGGTTGTGCTCGAAGACAGTCGTTGGAAGCTGCGAGAGACGATCCTTGGCGGCGATTACAATCAACTCGATTCGTCCGGTGTATCGCTGGTTGCTTCCCAGACGACCATGTCGGCGATGGCTTCGACCGTCGGGTCTAAATCGTTCCTCGACGTGGTGGCTGGCGGGGTGATTCCCGCATACACACCACCGGCTCCGTGGGGCGGATCGCTGGCATCGCAAGCACTCGACGGGTTGTTGCGGGACGCGGTTTGCCGACTTCATTACGATCCGACGACCGGACGGTATAGCATTTGGTCGGCCGGAACCGGCAACTACCCCGCCCTCGCCAATCGCTTGTACTCGCCCTCACCCAATCGCGGAATCCGAACACTGTACGTTCGCAGCGCACCGATCCTCTACGAAGCATCCATGATCGCGGAGGCCGTGGTGGAAGATGGCACCGGGCAAATCGTCAACATCTCCGCACATGACCCCCGATGAATACTTCAGCGGATTCCCCCTCAATCGCCGACCCTGTCCTCCAAGAAACTCAAGGAGGGTGCCTTTCGATTGTGGCAAGTATCCGCCACCAACAAGCGTCTCAAGAACCACCGAGCCTTGTCGTTAATCTCCGGCAGTAACGAAGCGAAGTACATGGGAGCCAAGCTGGTTCACGCCGACCTCGCCGGGCAGATGCAAGAACACGATGTCACACTCGTGCGATCCATCTCTCACCGCGACGAGACCGGGTACGGCATCTACTACAGTCCCACGCCGTTTCTTGAATCCTCGGGCGCCAGCCTGAAGACCACAGCGGAAATCATCGCGGCCTACAACACTGACTCAAACGCCGGACTTCAACGTGAGATCGTCACTCGAGCCGTCTCGTCCACCGGGTCTGATCGCGCAATCAATGTCCACTGGATCCGACCGATTGACTCGTCCCAACCGGACGTGCCTGCGAGCCAATGGACGACGCACCTCAATGCGGTCGCCAATGCCTTGCAAACCTCCTTCGCGAACAACCCTCACACGGTCACGCTGCCGGGACTCGTCGCATCGCCGCCTAGCGGTCACATCGGAGCCTATGAGTATTACGCACAGATCCAACCGACCGCCACGTTGCTCACACGATTCGCTCTCGACTTCGACGCCAGCCCAGGAGACATCACCTAATGACAATGGGCGAGGGAACCGTATGGATGGTCGAGGCGAAGACGGGAGTCGGAGCAAGGGCCGCGTCGCAGGGCGAAGTCTTCCAGGCACACGCGTTGCTATTGGCCGGCAGTGATCCCGCGAGCGTATCCAAGAACTCTAAGTGGTTCGACGTGGTCAATATGTCGATCAAAAGGGTCTGCCCCGGCGATCGAATGCCGGTTGCCAAAACACAACAAGGCCACTACATCACCGTCGCCATGCAAGTCGGTCGTGCCATGTTCGCGAAGTTCGCCAAGAACGGCGAGTCGTGGGACGTGGTCGACTACTGGCAAGGCGAAGACCCATCTATCTGCGACGAGCCAACGGTGGTGTTCGATTTCGATTCTAGTTGCCTTCAAGATGGTGCTGAAGTCGTGGCAAGCTACGACCCCGAGAACGATCAATACCGAGCCATCGCAACAGAATCGGCGATGCTTGGCCCGGCTTCGGATGTTACCGTCGTCGATGGTGCCGATCCTGGCATCCACTGGTCGACCGGCAACTGCGGTCAATTGGATTACGCCGTCCGAACAATCAAAGCATTCCGTTGCGGGGAAGACGAGGAAGCCGATCCTGATCCGAATTTGATCGAGAAAACCGCTCCATGGAACGGGACCATTGGCACGGTACTCGTCGGCGCTTCGATTACAACCAACGGTGCGGGGAATCCATGTTTGACATACACGACTGCCTACTCAATGATCTGCTCGGTGTCACAAGGGACACCAGATCCAATCGAGATCTGTGGACATCCTTGCTGCGATAAAGTAGTCTACTACAATCGCTACGCTTCCCCAGGAGCGATCCCAGCCGAGGCCACTCATGTCGGCCAATACACCGAAGGCTACGTGACTGATGAAGTAGCCGAACAATGCTTCCTGCCTGCCGATGCACCGGCTGGCTGGACTCAAGGATTCGCTGAGGAACTTGGTGCTGGGTTCACTCGAAACGCACTTCCCCCTGAATGCTGCCCACCCGAAGAAGGAGTTTAGATGACCAGTCTAGTTCCCCAGTTCCGTAACGGCATTCCCTTGTTCGTTAAGGGCAAGCTGTCTTTTTGCGAGGAGGATTGTGATTGCCAGCCACCTAATCCGTGCGAGCCATGTTGTGGATTCATGTTCTGGCAAGACAACAAGCCAGGCGAACCTGAACCGGTAGTATGGGGCGAGTTCAATGCCAACGGCGATCTATTCGAGACATTGACATACCCTGGTATATCAGACGCAACCGTCACAGAGACGATTACAATTGTCGTGCCAACTAAATTCAGTCGGTATATTTGCGAGGGGGAGGATATCGAAATTGAACTGACCTACTCAACCGACTACATCCTTCCTAACATCGGTGCCGACAAGTATTTTCCTGACGTGGTTCCGGTTATCCAGTGGGATCGTTCGTGGACGGCAAATTGCAATGTAATGCCCAACGGAGGTTGCGACCCTGGCGTCTCGATCGATGTAAACAAAAAGGGATTGATGGAGAACTGGGCTAACGATGTTGAGGAGATGTGGCTTCAGTTGACCTACACTGCTTGCTACCATGAGTACGAAAACGATCCGGCAGAACTGGTAGTAGGAAGCAGAAACTACGGCACCGCTCGGAAGTTGCGAGTCGTGCCATGCACGCCAGAAGTGACTTGCTGTCCTCATCCTTACGAGTGCGCTGATTGCTGTCTCTATTTGACGAGTTCTAAAATCCTCGCGGGCATTCGCGGTTTGTCTGTCAGAGAGGTCATGAGCGATCCGGCCCTTGATATCAAGGAGGGCTTGGACAACATGGTAGATGAAGAGAGTATTATCTACTACAAAGAGGATCCAACAGGCGCGAGGATGTACGTGATTGCCACACCGGCTGGAGGAACAAAAAGGACAGTATGTCCGCTTGTTTCTGGGTTAGATGATCCAACGAATGCGGGCAATTTCATTGAACTGGAAATTATCTACATCCCGTCGAGTCTTAATCCACGGATCGTGTGGAATCAAGAAATGTGCATTAGCTTTCACCCTGACGTGTGGGAGTTAGCTGGAAGCTCCGACTCTGGGTGCGATGCGTTTGAAACAGTCTGTGTACCAACTGATCCCGATGATGTCGACGTACCTGGGTATAGCTGGACAGCCACTCTTTTACTGAAGTGCTATCCGTTCGGCGGTGCGCCACTAGACATAGCCAGAATGGCAGACATTGTCGTACAAATATCCGACCAAGACACTAACCCAGACGGTCAGCCGTACACGTTTTTTGAGGGCATGGGAATCACGATTCCATTCGGATACTGCGGCGCAAACGACTACGAATGCTGCCCTGACATAATCCCTGAATGCGAAGATTGTTGCATGATATTTGATTCAGCAGACGGTCATATCTATGATTTGTCCGTTGATGGTGAAATAAATGCCACCATGCCTGTTTGTGATGATACCGGAGAATTGATTGGCTCACTAGGAATCTCTATTTTCGGGGACAAGCTATGCAAAGGTGCTGGCATGATTGTCAGTGTCGATAATGCCGGCGGCATGGAAATCGAAGTGTGCATTGAAGTCACTGGAGATTTCGAGGGGTTTGCTGATGAAGCACCGGAAGCTGACTCATTCCCTTCAATCAGCAAATTCTGCTGGGATCCCGCACCCGCAGTGATGAGTGTTACGAGAGTGGCTAAATGCAAGGATTTTTATGCGGGGGCTACGGTAGTAATTACGGCGGGTAATTCGCTAGCCACTTTTGAGTGGAAAGGATGCCCCGAGACAAACTGCTGCTGCGAGGAATACGTTCCCTGCTGCGGCGGAAATTGCTATGTTCCTGATGCAACCAACATTACACAACTGGAAATCATTTATGACCTCGACGATGGCCGTCAAGAAATATACGATCAGAACGGTCCTAGTTTTTTGTTCCATCCAGAATCAACGATTGACGTGTCTTTGTCGGGCTGTCCAGAAAAACTTGTGGATATGCCGCGATGTTATTGGTATGTGCCGATCGAACAGCGGGCAGGAAGTGATACTGTATTTTTAGTGGGCGTGATCATTAATGATATATTGGCGATAGCGTTAACCGTGGGACCAGGATACAGCCCAACAGCACCGAACCCCCTATGGCGTTTGCAAGGTCAACACCTGAACGCACCGCCCGGTGACGAAGATTGCTATGGAGAGATCACTCTGACCCACCGAACCAATTCGCCTCCGTCAGATAGCGTTGCCACTTTTACATCTCAAGGCCCGTATCCATGGCCTACCGGAATGACGTGCTTTGGTGGTTGGGTCGTTTGGGAAGATGACATTTTAGGCCCGCGTGTCTTGTTGTCGGAATTCCCTGACGGTTTTTTTGATGGGCTGGCGATATGAATCCTTACATCGAAATGCGGCGAGCTGGCTACCTAATCACACGTCATTCCGACGATCAGATCCTCGTTCGACCAACGCCAGACGCCGAATGGCTTGAGTTTGCTAAAACACATAAACCCGAGATACTTGCATTCCTTCCCGCTAAGAAGGAAGACGAGGAGCGTGTTGAAGCCCAAGTCGCTAAGGCAATCAGCAAACCACTGGGCGGCGTCGGGACAGAACTGAAAAACTAATCCCCGATTGGTTTGAGAAGTCAGGCTGTGGTTGCAACGACTACGCACGAAAGCTCGATCGCAAGGGAGTTGATTGGTGCGACGAACACAGGGCCGAAATCGTTGAACACTTGGTCAAACAGGCCACCCAGACATTCCTTAAAGTCCTCGGTAAAGCATTCAACAAACTCGGCGCATCGGCGTTGCTTGCCACAGCGATTAGTCGATCGCGACTGCGGGACATCAAGGCTAACGGACTGCACCCTGCAAGCGACGCTCTCACGTTGGTCACGTCGCTGTCGACTACCTGCATTCGACGGCAATTGACATGCTTGCGAACGTGGCAATACATGGGATTCCCGATCATTGCACAGCAAGTCGATCAAGAAGAAATCGACCAACTCGCTCCCCTGTTCCCCGACGTGACGTTCAAGATCGCGGAGGCAGTCCACGAAAACAGGGTCACAATTCAATCACTGGCACAGGAAGCGAAAGAACAGCCCGTGCTAATCCTCAACGCTGACTTGGAAATTTATGCCGAGCAATCAATGTTCATTGAGCATTGGGCCGGTGGAACGGATTGCCGCATTGGCTTTCGCTGGAACTACGACGACATCCAATCTTGCACCCAAGAGCCCTGGGGTATTGATGCGGTGAGAATCACTCCGGCTATGGTGCCCCATATCGTCGAACCTACACTGCGACTCGGTTTCCCCGGTTGGGATTGGTGGTTGCCAACTCACTTGGAAAAAGCGGGGTTCCGTTTGTCCCGAGTGAACACTCCTGAACTCTTTCACCAGAACCATCCGACAACATGGGAGCCTCGCAGGAGCCTAGACGAACAAGCAAGGATCGAAGCTGACTATGGGATCACAGTTGACGAGATGAGAGAGATGGCATCAAAGGACCGAAGCGGATGGAAGTGCAGTGTTACTTTTTGACCATTACCCGAAAGCCGCCGGAACGACGATCCGAACGTGGTTGCTCGAAAACTTCACCGACGCTTCCGTGGTATTCAACATCGACGACCTTGCACCGGGATTCACTAGCGGTGACTTCCGATCGCTTCCGAGGCACGAACGACACCGATTGAAATTGGTGATGGGACATGATGCCGGTGGACTCAGGAAAGAAATGCAGGAAGGCACCGTTTGCGTGACAGTCATCCGCGAACCAATCGGCCGACTTCTCAGTTTCTACCACTACGCCAAACAAACGCCGTTGATGGGAAACTTGCACGTTGATGCAAATTACATGGACGTGACTTCGTATGCCGTCAAGCATGGCCTGACTCACGCCCTTGGGAAATACTACGGCAGCGTGGATCAAGTGCAGGCCAAATACGAGATAGTGGGTGACTCGGCAGACTTGCCTGAGTTTTGTAAACGGGTGCAAGATCGTATCTCGCTGCCCGTTGGGTTCACCGGCGAGCGACTGAACACGACACCGCACCCGCAAGCAGCATCCTCGGAATTACAGAACCTATGCAAGTCGGATGTCGATTTCTACCAGGAATTGATGGGCCGCGTCGTCAATGCCTGACAACGCCAGGAATTTCACGCTTAGTATTTTGATAGACCATTTGCGTTTGAGTGATACAATCACACCGAACTCCAGCACCTACCCAGAGAAGAACCATGGATCCCAACACTCGACAACAGCGTCCCAAGATCAAAAAGAAAGATCGAAAACCCTGCTGACGTTGCAGAAGGCAGCAACATTTCGTCGCTCAGTCGGTTGATCGCCGCCAACCCGATCACGTCCACGCCCGCTCGTGATGCGTCGGTGGCACGCACCAAGCGAACGATGGACAGTCTTCAAGGCGTGCAAGCCAATCTGGCATCTCCCACCTTCGGCATGGATACGCTCAACCGTGCTGGCAATTCCGCCAACACGCCGTCGATGATGGCACTCGGAACCGCACCGCTCGCTGTTCCCGGCCAAGCCGCCGGAGCGATGCAGTATGTCGCCAACCCGCGAAGCGCTGCCGGTGCGTTGGGCAGTACGGATCAATACAACATCACCACGCGGCGAGGTGCTTCAACTCCCGGTCCCGCAATGGGTAACCAAGGTGCGATCAGTGCCGCCTACGCCGCCCGCAATGCAAACCATGTCATGCCGTCGGTCCCTCAGGGTGACCGGGTTGCCCAGGGCATGAGCACAGATCGATTGTTCCCGAGCCCCGGCGATGCTGAATACAAAGCCAAGTTTGAAGGGATCAAACTGGGTCGTGCCGCGCAGAAAGACAAGGCTCGCGACATGCGGATGCAACGGGCTCAGTGGCGAGGTGCGATCGGATACAACTCGCCCGCGATGGGTGGCGGTTACGCTGGTCGACGCAGCCCGATCTTTGACTCTGAGGGGAACATCGATCAGATGGCAACGACCGCGGCAAGTCAAATGGCGAGCAACCCGAAGCTCTCGGCACTGGCAACGCAGGCCAACCGCGAACTCGGCCAAGGCGATCGGCGATTGAGCCAACTGGCGACACAGGAAGCGAACCGGGACGCATTGGCCCAGCTGCGTTTCGGACTCGACGAGACCCTTGGTAACGCGAAGATCACCGACATGACGGAAGGTCGACGGATCGAAGAACTAAAACAATCGGAAAATCAAGTTCACGCTCGGGCAAGAACAGAAATGCCAAATCAGACTCAGACGATTGAAAAACCAAGGG